GCACGGATCTAAGTTCTGCTGGAAAACAACGTGGGTTTGAAAAGGGTTCAGGCACGTCTTCCTCTCTTTTGTGGGAGTGTCAGCGATTGATTGAAGGTAAGAAACCAAAGGCTTTGTTATTAGAGAATGTAAAGGCTCTTAATAGTGCTAAGTTCCGAGATGGATTCCACTCTTGGCTTTCCTTTTTGAGAGGTTTAGGCTATACGAACTACTGTGGAGTCCTTAATGCAAAAGACTTTGGACTTCCTCAAAATAGAGAACGCATTTTCGTAGTCTCTATTTTAGGAAAACACAAACCGTATCGTTTTCCGAACGGTTTTGACGATGGTTCCACTATGGTTCCCTTGTTGGGTAGTGAATTAGACACTAAGAAGTGGCACAAGCAGTACAACATTGACCGATTTACTTACGAACTAAGAGATAAGGGTATCGTGCATTACTTAGGTCGCTTTAATGTTCCGATTGATTATAAGTTAGATAAATTGAAAGAACAAGGTTTAGCGGACATAGACCCTTCAACCATTAAAGAGTCTATTGGCATGCGCACTCAGTGCCTTTTCCCGACGGGGAAAGCAAGCTGCATGTTGGCTTCTGATTATAAGTACCCTAAAACAGTTGTAGAGGGTGTAGGTTGTGAGGTTCCGTCTAAGTTGTACCCTTCAGCTGCAAGTGACCCTCTAGCTCGTCCATTTGTAGAATATGAGCGTGGTCTGTCGTCTACAAGAGAAGAACTCGCAAAAGACCCAAAGGTTTTGTGGTTGTCTGAGAAAATTGTAAACAAACCTCAAGGATTGTTTAACTTAGCTTTGATGTTGTCTGATAATCAGACAGAAGAACAGAAACCTTTAAGTGGTTTCTATTCTATGCGGTATCTGACTCCCGGCGAGTGTTGGAGGTTTATGGGGTTTTCTTATGATGATTATAGTAAAGCGAAAGCAGAAGGTTTATCTGATTTGCAGTTATATAAACAAGCAGGAAATTCTATTGCAGTACCTTGTTTAGAAGTATTATTTAAACGGATTTATGAGTCTTTAGAAGATTAAAAGAAAATGAAATCATGTAAAGTGAGGTGTTGAAGTGACTGTTTTAACTGAATTTAAAAACTTAGCGAACGGGTCGTTAAGTGTGGAAGAGTTTAAGTCTAAGAAGGTGCAGTTCAATCGGCACTCACTATTAGAGACTTTTGATTATTTGGCTGAGTATAAGTTACTTTGGAAAGTAATTGAAAGAGACGCCAAAGGTAATGAAACAAACCTAGTTGACTTGCTCTTTGAAGTAGTTTACCCAGAGGTAGCAGATGGTGTAGTTTTACCTGTTGGTTTCCATCAGTCTATGTCGATATTTAGAAACTCAACTGTTTCTTGCGGTAAAGATGATGAGTGTGTTCGCATGGTTTATGTGTCCTTGTTAGATTATGTAGAGCTTTATTTCGGTACATGTTATAGAACTGCTATGAAGATTAAGCAGTACCAAAAGAAACAAGCATTGGTAGAAGGTCACGAAGCAGTTGCGAATTTAAGAATAGGAGAAGTTGCAGGGTATCCACAAGTTTTACCAGAAATCCAAGTAGCTCATCAGGAAGAAATAGAAAGCGAAGACAGATAGATGGAAAGAATGGAAATTGAACATACTGATCGAGATAAGGTGTTGAAGAACCTTATGAAGTTCAACCAAAGCATTTTGAAAAAGAAAGATACTTTAGAAGGTGTGGTTGAACTTTCTTTGTTTGGAACAGAAGATGATACTTTGTCTGCTACTTCTTTTGTTGCTATTCTTAGGGAGAATTTATATCCAAGTTTTGAACTTCTATTGAAACAAGGTATCGGTTTATTTGATAAAGACAAGTCTCTTGAATTTTTTGGTCTATCAAAAGATGAAATCACAAAGGAATTGTTTTTCAATTTCATGCGTATTGTAACGGAGAGAGTGCTTACAAGCTTACAGTTCCAAGAATTTGAAGAAATAGAGAGAGAACATCCTCAAGTTCGAGATTTTGTACAGAACCACATGCAAGCCCTACTTTCCTACGGTATTCTTGGTCCAGAAGACAAAGATTTAGACTTAGAAGATTGAGATTTTGAACTCACACATAATGGAGTGGTATAATTTTATACTGCTCTTTTATATTGCTTTGTTTTGTTTTTATTCTTGTCAAATTAATCAAAATTTCTTATGTGAAATCCTTGCAATTTTTCAATTTTTGTAGTAAACTTAATTTATAAGATTTGAATTAAATTGAAGTTTTGATTGTTTGTTGTAGCTTGAAATTTAGTTGGGGAGTAAAGATGTTATCAGACAAAGAGTTTTGCCATTTACGTTTAGGTTTAGATACTTTGATTCAAGATTTTTTGAGTAGTAAAGTGTTGAATAAACACTTACCAAAAATGCCTATGACAAGTGATGGTAAGATTATCGGTTCGATTTATAACGATATTACAAGACGCAACCCAAATCTCCATTTACGTTTTTACAATCGAAGTAAACGGATGACTTTCCAGTTGGTTGTTACAAATTACTTAGATGTTTTAACTGCACCAACTGAACCTTATATTGTTTATGTAGAAGCAAATCGTTACGATTCAAGTGGTGAGATTACTGAGGTCAACCACTTTGAAGTTTCTTCGAATGGAAGACTTGAAGACTTAGTTGGTTTGTTGGATTTTATGAAGTACAACTACTTGGAGAAAACCCTTTTGCGGTATCTACATGAATTATACCCAAGTTTGAAGGAAATGTGAGGTTTATAGTTTGATTAAAAGACAATCCAAAGAAGAAAAACTAGCTAGAATAGCTGACAGATTACTGCGGTTGTATTTTCAACTTTCTCTAAGTTTTCAAAAAAGAAAACCCTTTGAAATACCATTCAAGCTAAAAGAGTTTGAAAACTATAACGGTTTGATAGAGTTCAGTAGAACTGAAACCGCAATAACTTTCGGTATCACTTTAATAACTTCAACTGGTGCTTCTTTACATCGCTTTGAAGTTACTCATAGTTTAGAGACTCCAGAGAATCCAATTAGTTATTGTGCCTTCACAAGTTTACCTTATAGTAGAGGTCAAGTTTTAGAAGATTTAAAAGTGAGTTTTACAACTCAAATTCCATTTGAGACTTATATTCAAGAGATGGTCGTAACAAGTTGCAAACGAGATAATTTACTGACTCCTTTAGTTGTTTGTTTGGAAAGAGCAAGTAATTTAATGGAATTAGAGAAGAATTTTAGTGATTGAGAGGTATTGTTTATGGTAGCAAAACAAGAGAAACAAGACGTATGTATTAGGAGTTTAGAGAAGTTGGCTGTTTATGTTCGTAAACTGCGGAATTTTGAGTTTAAAAGAAACTATATTGGTTCTCCCCAGTATGAACTTGTATTGAATGTAACTTCTACACATTCATTAAACGTTATACTTACTGAGCCACATAAAGGAAACAATGAGTCTGGGGAGATAAGTGTTGAAGTTGTAAGTAACACTTCTAATCTTATTCAACATCGCATTTGGTTAGCTATTGAACCTTCAGCTAACTCAGATACTTATTTTGGTTATAGTAGTCCTTTCTTTAGAGGAAAACCTAAAGAGTGGGAAAGAGTAGGTTCTATGTCTAGTGATATTTCAGCTTTATTTGCACCTAGACTCATTACCGAGGGTATCCAATCTAATGCAGTTTTAAACGTGTTTTATTTAGGTTTACCAGAGTTTTTGAATAAAGTTAAGAAACTTCCTGATTTAAGGTTTGAATAAGATAAAGGTCACGATTTAAGTAAATGAGGTTTAAAATATGTCTTATAAAGATAGAACACAATTAGTAGAAGTTTTGGATAATATGATTAGAGGTTTACACATTCAATCGACTGTGTTTCCGGAAGTTCCTCCTATGGTTGAGGTAAATGATCGTTTAACTTTTGGATGGGGTATCACTGAGAATTATACAAATTTATCTATTTCTTTTACTCTATACACGCGTAAACGTTGGAAACAACATTGTAGTTTAATTATTGGTTTACAAATGATTGAAACTGGGGATTTGTTGTATAGTTTTAAAGCGTTTAAGTATGATGTAGGTGGGAGAAGTTCTAGTGTTGTAGATGTTACATCCATAAACTATACGAAAGAGTTTAGTCGTTCTGATATTGTAGAAATAGTTAACTCTTTAACTGATGAGCAGGTTTTAGCTTACTTAGAAGGTTTGCAGTACATGAAGTTTATGTAACTGTTTAGTTAGTTGATTAAATAAAATGAGGTTGACATTATGGGTGTTCGAGTTTCAAGAGCAGAAAAGTTAGATTTTTGCTTACAGGCATTAGATAAGTTATATAAACAGTTAGATAAGCATTTTGATACGTTTATGGGATATGATATTCAGTTTAGTGCTGAAGGTAATTCTTTATACAATGTAGAATTTTCAAATATGTTTATGCCTTTGGAGAATACATTATTGGTTGATTTAAACTTTGATATTTATCGGAAAGGCACTAATACTTTAGTACATCGTTTAACTTTAAGTGAAGAAGCGGTATCTTCAAGTACGCAGGTAAATGGTACGGGCATTGATTTTTCTCCTAGTTTCATAGGTTTGAGTGTTCCTTGTTATAGAGGGAGACCACAAAATCATTTAGCTAAGCAAATTAGTGTTACTGATGTTAAATACTCTGAATTGATGGTTTTACTGAGTGCTATTCAGAAATCTGAGGTGCTTGATGCTTTTTATAAAGGTTTACCTAAATTGTTTACAAATATTCATGATTTTTGCGAGGTATAGAGATGACTTTAACGAAAAATAGACAAGCCTTAAATGATTATTTAGTAAATTTTCTTCGTAAAGAGTGGGAGAAAGCTCCTTATACAAATGGAGTAGTTTTTGACACTTCTCTTATGTATGAATTTCGGTTTCTGAGAGATGGTTCTGAGATTGAACTTGCTTTGTATACTTACAATGTAGGAAGAGAACACGTTTTAAATTTTGACATTGAGGATGGACGTGTTTATTGTCGAAGTATTCGTAAGGGTTACACGAAAGATGGTGAATACCAAGAAGTTCGTTTTAATTTAGATTTTGAAGAATTTAAAACTAAGAACTTAAGTAAGTTTGAAGATTTAATTGAATTTATCAGTTCTGATGAAATGGCACGTGTATTATTACATGCTTTGAAAGAGTTAAGAGTGGGTGTAGATTGATGAATTTAACATCTGAAGAGCTACGTCGCTTTGGGGCAGTAATTAACAGTTTACTGGAAGACTTACCTAAACTTACACATCATAAAGATGGGAAACTTCCTTTAAATAATCAGAAATATACTTACTCTTATATTTAAGATGTAAACCGACTTTACATTAGCTTATATTGTAATGGTCAAGACGCTTATTATTTTTACATTGAGCTAGATTCCGATTCTGACACTTATGTGATGAGAGGGTGGTCTTACTTTAAAGGTAAACCAGACAATTCAAACGCATTTACAGTATTTGTAAACTTGTCAGATAAGTGTATCACGCGGGGAGATTTAGACCTTATTATTGATTCTATTTCCTCTAAAGAGCGCTTTGTAAATCTATATACTACTTTGTGCTTAGTAGATCAAACAAATACGTTTCTTACTTGGAAAGATTGAGGTTTTGTATGGATTCAAAAGATGGTTTATTAGTGTTATCAGATGGGACTACTTTTCCATACAATCCTTACATTTTCAACAGAGACTCGTTCATTGCTTATTCTATTCAAAGGGGTGAGTGGAAAGTAACAGAGGAAGTTCTATTGAAGTTAGTTCCTTTGTTAACTGTAACTGAAGTTAATTTTGTAGGGAAGAGTCAAGTTGTTGTTAAAAGTATAGAAAACTTTCATGCGGAAGTGAAGTTCACAGATAAGAAGGTTACTTCTGTACGTGTGATTCAGTTTTTCAGATGTAAAAACAGAGGTTTTGAGTTGGTTCCCTATAAAACCATGAGAGGGTGTCTTCCTTGTGATGAGCTTCCAGTTTCGATTGAAGAGAGGGTTTCAATACTTTTATCACAATTAGAGATGGAACTAGGTGCTTTAATTTCTGTTATGTTAACAAAGTTTTATGGTTTTAAGTTTGAGATGGTTTTAGATTGAGAGAGGTTAAAAATATGAAGTTTACAGATAAAGAAGTGAAACGTCTTAAAAGATCAGTTGAGAGCATACTAGAAGAAGTGTCCAAGTTTGTATCTTATGAGGACACGCAAAGACCTTTAAACAATAGAAAATATACGTTTTCTTATAAAACTCATTTTAAAGGGTTCTACGTTGGGCTTTATTGCAAAGATAACCTTGTTTATTACTTCTCTGTGGATGATTATGGGGATGAATATAGCGTGAGTGGTTGGTCTCATCTTAACAATAAAATAGATACTTCTACTATGTTTACTATCTTTGTAAATAAAAATAGTTTGATTTTGGGTGGTTCTGAGTTAGATACGATTGCGAACTCAATTACGTCTAAAGAACGCCTTACGAACTTGTGTACTTCTTTAGATTTAGTTGTTTTGACAAATGATATGGTTAAGTGGTAGTTACAAGATCAGTTAAATTTGAAGTTTTAGAGGTCAGATGAATGGGTGTTGGTGAAAAGAAAGATTTATTAGCAGAGTTGCTGTATCGGATACATCAGCTACATAGCACAGGTGCTAAAGTGTATGGCTTGTTCAAAGTTTCGGATAATACTTATTTTGAGGTTCAAGATACGTCTTGGACTTACTTAGGAATTGAAGTTCGTATGGGACAGAAATCACATAGTATTTCATTTAATGCTTACGATTACAAGGTAGAGCGATTGAATGGTTGGTACATTGCAAGCAATAGTTACCCTAAAACAGAGATTTCTAACGGTTTATCTTATGAAAGATACGATAACCTTTCGGTATCCATTATTCGCAAGTATATTGAGAATATACCAACTGTAACTTTTGTAGATGCTTTTATTAAAGGCTTGAAGATTTTATTGGCTTACACATGAGATTAGATTAGGAGAGATTTTGAGTAGTTTAGATTTAACTTGCGCTTCCTTCTTTGCAGGAGTAGGGGGTATTGATTTAGGGTTTGAAGAGCAAGGGTTTAAAACGATTTATGCGAATGAATTTGATACAAAAGCAAGAGAAACTTTTGCTTTAAACTTCCCTCATGTTCAGTTGGATGGTCGAGATATTCGAGAAGTTCAAGCTACTGAGGTTCCAAGTGTAGATGTCATTATAGGTGGTTTCCCTTGCCAAGCCTTCTCTATTACAGGGTATCAACAAGGTTTCCATGATGAGAAAGGTCGAGGTACGTTGTTCTTTGAATTGGCTCGTATCATTGAAGAAAAACAACCTCGTGCTATTTTCTTAGAAAATGTAAAGAACTTGGTTCGTCATGATAACGGAAACACTTTAAAAGTCATTTTAAAAACTTTAGAGGACTTAGGTTATTATGTGACTTACCAAGTGATGAACGCTGCTGAATACGGTAATATTCCACAAGGTAGAGAGCGCATTTACATTGTAGGGTTTAAGGACAGAGCGGTATCCGAGCATTTTCAGTTTCCAGATAAGGTTGAACTTACAAAGACTGTATTTGATGTTATTGACTTCAAAACCCAATTAGAAGAGCAGTATTATTACAGAGAAGATAAACACTATTATCCATTGTTGAAAGAAAATATTGTGTCTGTGGGTAGCATTTATGAATATCGCAGAGGAAATACGATTAGAGAGAACAAAAGTGGTGTAGTACCTACGTTATTGGCTTCTATGGGAACTGGTGGAAACAATGTGCCTCTGATTTTGACAGAAGATGGGGAAATTAGAAAGTTGACTCCAAGAGAGTGTTTTAACACACAAGGGTTCCCTCGTTCGTATCAATTTCCAGAGAAAATGGCAAATAGCCACTTATACAAACAAGCAGGAAATAGTGTAGCGGTACCTGTGGTATCTCGTATTGCGAAACAGATTAAATTGGCTTTAGAAAGTGAAATAGGTGGGTCACATGAGTAAAAGTAAGAGAGAACAACTCCAACAAACCTTGGAGAAAACCTTTGATAAGGTTATTGGTTTAGCAGATGAAGTTAGCGGAGAAACAATCGAGGTTTCTGACAGATACTTAGTTTATGTAGAACTTGCAAAAGACTTAGTTTACCTTTCGTTGGAAAATAAGAAATCAGGTAAACGAGTTCATGATTTACACATTTCGGTATCTTCAGACTTAGATGTTTTCTTTTCAGGTAGCGTTTATAGGTCAGAGAGTTCTCTACCGGTAAGTACATTGGAACATATTGTACAATATGCTGCAAAAGGAACTCCACAATTTACACGTGGTTTTGAGATTTTGGCAGAATCGATTTCTACGGAATTCCAAGTGTCTTGTTTCTTGAGTGCTTTGGAAGAGGTAGTTAGTTAATTTTTATTTAGGAGGGTATAGTTAATGGTAAAACTAGCAAACAAACAGACAGTAGAATTATGGCACTACCTAAGACAAGGTTTTGAAGAAATGTTGAACTCTGATGAGAACCGTTTACCGGTGAAGTCAGTTAACCAAGTTTCTCCTAGCTATAAGTTTTCTGTGTTATTAAGTGAGTCTGTTTTTCAAATACGACTATTGAAAAATACACTAGAAACTAATTTAGATACTGATTTAGTTCATGAGATTGAGATTTATTACGATAGGGTACTAGGTAGATTTTCTTTTAGGGGTGTTTCTTGTAATCAGAAAACTGGAAAAAGGAAGGGTGTATCTACCGTAGCTTATTTACAAAATCTACTAGATGGGTATATTTTTAAACAGATTTTAACTGATTTGGTTGAGAATGTAGCTACAATTAAGCAAGTTGAGTATTTAAACTTAGGTATTCAGTTATCAGGTCTTGGTTTTGATGTGGTAGAGGGTTGATAATATGAGCAAATACAAAGGTTTAAAAAGAGACCAACTTGAAGAGTTGGTAGTAGAAAAACTTAATTTCTTCTTGAAGTATTTAGAGGGTCAATCTACTTATCCTATGGGTAAATTCCCTACCGGTAGTCCCTCTCCGCTCGGTGGTGAATACCTCATTTGGGTAGGTTGCTCTGAGGGGACGATTTCCTTTACCTTGCAAGACACTAATGGAGTTGATTATCACAACATTAAGATTGATAAATTTGGTGGTAGTAGACAAGTTGTAGAGATTGCAAGCCGACCTTTCAAAGAGACAGGAGGTATTTGGTTTGGTAAGTCTTTCAGTCTTCGTTGTGATTGGGATGATTTACAAATGAGTCCAACTATGTTCACCAAACAGTTGTTACCTTACATTCGTAAGAAAGACCAAGTTTTAGCTTATTGGTTGGGTTTGACTGCGGTTCAAGATTATTGTTGAAAGGTGTTAAGTATGGAAACTTTGTTTAAAAATAAAGAGAGACAAGCTCTCTTAGAAGAATTGTTTACGGTTTGTCAGTCTATGGCGAAACACGGTCTACCTGAGGATATTCAAAGACTTGTAAAGGGGTCAGCTCGATTAGGTTTAACTTATCGTACCTCACAGAGTGAAAACGCTTTGTATATAGATTTAGTTACGTTAGATAATCAAGCTCTTCAACCGTTTACCTTTCAAGTATATATTAAAGAAAATGCCCCTTGGGTGCATTTGTACTATGTAGACAAAACTAAAACAAGCCGAAAAGTAGATGTACCTTTGAGCGGAGTCAAAACAAGTTTGGCAGACTTAGTTAGCGGTATCCCAAGTCAAAGTCGCGTAGTAGCTTTTAGAGATGCATTGTATCTCAATTTGAGAAGTTTTGTTTATTGGGGAGATTAGATATAGAGGTAGTTTTTATGTTTAAAGGTTCAAGAGGTGTTCGTCTCCTATATAAAAAGAAAACTTGTGGTTATGACTATATTCAACCAGTGATTTTACCAAGTAGTGAGAGGGTTTTGGTCTATGGGAACACTTTAGAAGGTTGTCCTATAGCTACAGTTGCTGAGGTGGAATTAAAACGTGCAAGCGATTTAATTTATGCTCAAAATAGACTTGTAGAGATTGAAGGGTATCACCCTATGCACGTTGTTCCTAATTGGGAAACTTTATTGGGTTATTCTGAATTATTTGAAGATTAAGCAGATGTTGTAGATGGCTTTCAGAAACAAAGAAAAACAAGCCTTATTAGATGACCTCCTATACTTGTGTGATTGTGTAATTACCACAGGTAGTTTCAAGAAATCAGGACGTAAGCGTAATTTAAAAGTTACGCAGAAGTATGATACTTATTATGAGGTAGATGAGCATTATCCTAATATAGAAATTACTTTACTAGTAGGTGAGCGTAGAAAGGTTCATTCTTTAGAGTTAAACTTCCTACCTTGGAGGTTTGAGCATAATGTTCACCTTATGTCTTCGTATCTTTTAGATAGTTTTGACTGGAAAGAGAGTAATGTTTGGGTTAGTTTTGCAAACACTAAACAGTTAGAACAAGTATTAGCTGACTGGATAAACTCTATTCGCAGTCCTTTACAAGTGCAGCTTTATTTGGATATTTTGCAAAATCAGTTAAGAGGTGTTTATTATGGTGTTTAAAAGTAAAGTAAAAGAGTCTTTATATCAAGAGTTGAGAGCTTTCATTCTTCGGTATCAATCAGGACTTGTGCGTAACACAGTCAAACCTATGGATACTACTGATATGTTGACACGGCAGATTTTTGTCCACCTCAGAATTACTGAGGATAACGCAGTTTTAGTACATTTAGTAGACAAAGAGGGTTATCCGCTTTTTAAACTAGAGTTTTATTTTGGTGTTGCAGATGGTGTGAACTATGTAGGTATTAAATACAGTGACGTTGATGGTTTAGGTTCATTACAAACTTTTCCTTTAACCGATAACTTAGCTATTGATAACTTTTTAGTTCAAATAATTAAGTTTATTCCTTCTGAAACTTACATCAAGCATTATTTGACAGTGTTAAAAAAATCAAGTTCGAACATGGTTAGTATAAAATTAGTGAGGTAAAAACAATGGAAAATCAAACAATTTCCACACGTGGAATTCGTCTATTATTCGATGCACAAGGTTATGGTAAAGATTATGTTCAAGCAGTGATTCTCCCTGATGGTAGGAGACTGGTGATTACAGGTTCTACTTATGGTATGGGTGCTCCGCTTTCTGCTTTAACTGAAATTGAAGTGAAGCGTAAATCTGATTTAAAGTGGGCAATTAAAGACCTAGTTAACCAAGGGTATCAACAAGTTGATGGTTCTCGTATTTATGATGAATTGCGTGAGTTTGATAAGTTAATGCCTTATGGTATTTAGACTTTAGTAGGTAGAGAAAGAGAATAGGTGCTAATATGAATAACATTCAATTCCGTTTTGAAACCGCTTATGGTTATGATTTCGTCCAGTTTGTGATTTTGGATGACGGTCGTAAGTTTGCAATTACTGGGCAAATGGGTGTAGGATTTGCTATCTCACCTAGATACACGATTTATGTAAAGAAAAAGTCTGATTTGAAAGAGTTTTTAGATAAGGCTGTTAAATTTGATGGTTATATCTTGAAAGACAATTACAATGATAACTTAGAACTTCAAACTTATGAGAACCGTGTTTTGCGTTTTGGTACTAATTAGAAACTTAGGAGTGTATCCCCATGCGAAATTTTGCTTTATATAATCCAAGTAACGATCTATATGTGTCTTATGTAGCTTTCAACCGTAAGACTAAAAGTTATGACATTGAGTTCACACGTGATTTGCACTCTATTCGCTTTTGGAAGATGAAGTCAAGTGCAGAAGGACAAGCACAGCGAATTTTCGATTGGAATCGGAATTTGGCGCTTGAGGTGCGCGAACTTAGATAGGTTTTTTCTTGATAGAGAACTTCAACTTTGATTGAGGTTCTTTTGGTTTTATAGTTTGTTATTCCTTGACAAATAATACTCCTTTTGTTCTAATAAATACAAGAAAACATTGAGGTAGAAGATTATGCTAGAAACTAATAAAACGAATGCGAATAACTTTGTAGTTTCCCAAGCAGTAACAGAGTTGGTTGCCAATTCTATTTTGAATGAGGGTTTAACTTTACTGAAGGTTGAAAGCGGGGGTGTTAATGATGACACGCATGTTTATTACTTCTCAAACAATATTGGACACATGTTACCCACAGATGATTACACCGATAGAGAATTTGCAGTGAAACTAGTCTTTCTAAGACGTGAAAGCATAAAAGTAGATGAACGTATGTCGGAGCGTAACCTCTTTATCTACGGTATCGACAAATTTACTATTTCTCAAGCTTATACAGACAACGATGTAGCTGCAACAGGTTTCCTAGACTATCTTTATGAGCAATTAAACCATGAAACGCTTGCTGAGTTTTACATTTATGAGGAAACTTTGTTCACATCTTTGAATGATTTGATTGAGTTTCACTTAGCGAATAAACAATAAGTATAAAACACCCCTCTAAAACCCCTCAGATTGCCCCAGTTTCGATTTTAAATCTAAACTCGATAACTTATAAAGTTTGAATTTAAACTGGAACAGAGGGTGTTTTAGAAGGTTTTATTTGGAAAGGAAAAGATGAACAAGAAACTCGTAGCAATTTGGGCGCAAGACAAAAGCGGTATCATCGGTAAAGATAATCACTTGCCTTGGCACTTACCAAAAGATCTTAAGCATTTTAAAGAGACAACACTAAATCAAGCTATTTTAATGGGACGAGTCACATTTGGGGGTATGAACAAAAGACTTCTCCCTAACAGAGAAATTTTGATTTTGACTACACAATCGGACTACCAAGTATACGGTGCAACTGTTGTAACTATTGTAGAAGATGTCTTGGATTGGTACGAAAACCAAGACAAAATTCTCTATATTGTAGGAGGTAGTCAAATCTATCAACTATTTGAACCTTATATAGATGAGTTGGTTATTACACAAGTTCAAGCTGAAGTAGAAGGTGATACTTATTTCCCTAAAGACTTTGATTTCTCTAAGTTTTCATTAGTTTCTAGCGTAGTTTATGAAAGAGATAGTCAAAATGAGTTTGATTTTGTGGTTGAACACTATGAAAGGGTATAGTTATGATAGTCGGTTCCTACATTGAGATTAAATATAAAACAAAAGGTGGAGAAATTCAATATTCCACTCAAGAAGTCCTCCAATTTGGTTATAGTGAGCGTTATGGTTGTCAAGTTGTAGTCGTTGATAAAGACTCCCCTATGTACTTTGCGTATCCTTCTGGGGATTTGTTGCTTTCGTTGAACTTTGAGTCTCAGATTGCAAAAGCTAGAGTTATTTCTTGGTCTGATCCTTACAAAGAACGTTATGGTGATTTTTACTACTAAATCGGCAAACTCCTTGATTTTCAAGGAGTTTTGTGCTATAATAAAACAAAATTTGATAGGCGGTTTAGATGTTATGACTAAGAAATATGTGGAAAATGAAGAGTTGGTAAACCCTTCTCGTTACACTCAGAATAAGATTGAATCTTGGGATTTCTCTTTGTACTCTTGTTTCCCTCACATGATTGCGACTGTGACAGAATATGTTATTCGCTACAAATACAAAGGCGGTATCCAAGATTTAGAGAAAGCTCGAATTTGGTTACATAAGGCAAAAGACTCTTACAATTACCTAGCTTTGTGTACTCCTAAATTAAGTGTTTCAGAATACCGAGAATTGGCTCCAAAAGTCAATGAAGAGAACTTTTCTGATTTGTCAGAAGAACAATTAGGTGTTTTGAGAACGGCTCAAACATTGACAATGCGTTTAGACAATGAGCGTATTTTTAACGAGTGTATTGAGATTATTGACAAGTATTTAGAGTTGTTGATTGAGGGTGAGAAAGAAGGTTCTTAACGTGCTTCAAATTTTATCCAGCGGTATCGTCATTTTGTACCTAACTAATTTTTTTGTTTTAGGATTTGTATATGCAATTCCACATTTGCAAACTAAGTTTAAGGTTTCTTCAAAAGATGTGTTTAATGCTATTCTTGTTACTATTCTTTACACACTCAGTTTAGTTGCATTGTTTTGTGTAGTGAAAGAGTTAGGAATATCAGAGTCTAAGTTGCTTTATACATTTGATAGCTTACTGTGGTTTTATTTAGTTTGTTTGTATGGTTATTTCATGTTGAGAGAGGAGAAGAAATGAACGTTTCAGAATTGATTGCTTATTTGTCGCAATTTCCACCAACAAGTTCTGTGGAATTGAAGATTTCAGGGTTTGATGATTCAGAAGAGGGTCGTTTGAACTTATTTGGGTTTGTAAATGGAGTTGTACAAACTGAGACAGGGTATCCACAGTTGATTGCAGACTTTGATACCGCAGAACCTTATGATTGGGGTGATTAAATTGTCCAGAGAATATTTAAAACATAGGTTTAACGCTTTCAAGAGTTCTTTAGTAGGTTCCTTTTTAGTTGCTTTACTTTCTTACTTTATTTTAACTATCTTAGTTAAATCAAGCTCTTTATTTATAGAGGTTTCATTTGCCTATAACTTTTTAATGCTTGGGTTGGTACTTTTAATAATTTTAGGTTCTAGTGTATTCTTTGTTTCCTTCTCATACATACTATTTGGTGATGATGTTCGACGAGACTTTTATGGGGAAGTTGAGATTAACTTTATGAACCTTTTTAATCTATACGTTTCTAAGGTTTTTCCAAAGGAGTTTAAAGATTCTGTTAAGTTTTTAGAGGGGTAGTATAGTGTTGTCTTGGATTTTATTATTGAGAGCAATCCATTTAACGGTTGTTGCTTTCTTTTATCTTACGTGCTTTACTTTTGCACTTTGGCCAGACACTAAAAGTTACTTTTGTTATTTTAGCAAAGTTCGGTTTACCCTAAAGTTATTGTTAGCTTTGTTTTACTTTGTTGTTTTCTTTGAGCTTCAGTCTGTAACTGAACTTTCCAATTTCCATATTTGGGTATTCGCATTGTTGGTTTTGCTCGATGTTGCTGAAATGTGGTCTAGGAGTTACAAAACGTATGGCTTTAACACGCTTAAGAAAACAATAGGTAAAGCAGCTTATTTCTTTATCTAAGAAAGGTAGGTATTTCAGTTATGGTACATGGGTTAAAAATTGCCCCTAACTACTTTGAGAAAGTTGTCTCTAAAGAAAAATCCTTTGAAGTTAGGTATAACGATAGAGACTTTAAAGTTGGAGATATTTTAAAATTGATGGAATATGTAGATGGTTCTTACACAGGTCAGTCTATTTATGTTAAAGTAACCTATATTCTTCGAGAGTTTGAGGGTTTACAACCGAATTTTGTAGTTCTCTCTATTGAGTTGATTTAGAGAAAGGATTTGATTATGAATTTCAACCCAGAGCTAAATAACATTTTTAACTTAGGTTTACTCATTGGTTTTGCTAGTCTTTGGATTTTCCACGTGCTATATTTTTGGATTCCTCTCTTTGTTCCCTCACTTCGTAGTAGCATTAAATTGAAAGATAGTGATTTGGACAAAATTTCAAATTTCACAATGGAAGTAGGGGTTGGTTTGGTTCTTGGTTTAGGTGTAATTTCTTCTCAATTTTCTGATTGGGTTGACACGGTTGGTTACATTTACGCACTCCTTTCCACTTTAGCTTTCTGCGTGATTTGGCGCTACGTTAAGGGTCACGAGGCGGAAAATGGCTAAGAAAAAGAAATACTACGCAGTAAAAACAACAGGTCAAATTTTTGACGATTGGACTCCTTGTGAAAGAGTCGTGAAAGGCGCTAAAGGTGTTGAGTTTAAAAGTTTTCCTACAAGAGAACAAGCAGAAGCTTATCTGAGAGGTGAGGAACCTATTTTATCCACAAATAAAACTTCTGAGATTGTTCCTTATGTTTCAGATTGTGGAATAAAAGGAACAATTAGAATGGCAGAAGATTCTGATCCACTTCTTTGGGCTATCGATGGTATTCTGTACTCGATTGATGGTTCATTCAATACACAAACTCAAACTTACGGTGGTGCATTTGCTTGCTATGAAAATGGAGTTCTATTGGATGCTCAAGCAATCGCCAACAATAAACCTCAATTTGCGCAGTCTCGTAATGTAGCAGGAGAGGTTTGTGGATTTGGATTAGCGATTGATGATGCAATAAAGCGCAAACTCACTAAATTAACAGTGGTTTGCGACTATGAGGGTATCTTTAGATGGACTGCACCTAAAACTGTAAAAGTCAATGAACAAGTTTGTTGGGGTACGTCTTTGAAGAAGCCTGTTGGAAAATACCACGCTTATTTACTGCAAAAGGCAAAAGAAAATGGCATTGAAGAGATTGATTTTATTTGGGTTCGTGGTCACAGGGGCTTAAAAATCAACCAAACCGTTGATAAGCTGGCAAAGAAGATTGTCGGATTGAAATAATAGAGAGAGGTGTAGTTCATGAAATTTGAACCATTTAAGTTAAAGATTGGTCGTAGGACTTATACAATTACTGAGAGCGATAATGTGTTATTTAATGGTGCATGTTATTTGTTAGTAAGTCAACAATATCAAAGTGGTTGGCAAAGGATTTCTCCACAATTATCGAAAGTTAAAGCTGAGAAATACATTAAGCAAGGGTATCTCAGGTTTAATTACAAAACTAATCTATCGGGAGCTTCTATGAATTATTACAAATTCACAGGTAATCCCGAAGAGTAAAAATATAGTTTAGAAGAGAGGTTTTCCTCTCTTTTTGTTGACAAAATTAAGTTATTTTGTTATAATAAGGGAAATGAATGATTTGAGGTATTTTTAAAATGGATTTAACTTATTTGAAAGAAGATGGTTATAATTTAGAATTGTTAGGTTCTTTCCTAAGTACAATCACTGAACCTTTATCTGTTTCTGCATCTTTATATGATGATGAGCTTACTGAAGGGTTTAAGAGAGTTGATTCAAATTGGACGCAATATCAGGTGTTGTATTTGGCTTTGAGTAAGTTTAATACTTTGTATCTAACAACTTCCACTGAAGGAGCAGTAGCATATATTCCAGTTACCAATATTTATGAATATTCTTTCCCACGTGATGGTGAAATTCGTAAGGAAATGAATCGAATTTCAAGAGATTATTTTAAGGAATTAAAACAGTTTGTCTTTAATCATACACACAAATTTAGTGTAGCATTGGCTTATGGTGGTATTGAAGAAGTGGGGCTTGTTTTTGCGAAAGAGAACAAAGGTAAGTAAGATTATGTTTAAACTATTCAAAACCAAAGAAGAACGAGATTTGGTATTTGTTTCAAAAATGTGGGAACGACCTAAGAGAACAGATAAATTAAAAGAAGTTCTGAGTTATTCTCAGACACCTTATGAGATTACAACTTATCTATCTGCACCAGAGTTGAATAAAAGTTTCCGTTATTTAAGAGGGATTCACAAGTACCAAATCCTTTATTTAGCAGTAGATGAAAACTACAATTTAGTGATAACAACTACACACTCAGGGTATCAAGCATGGATTCCGATTTCAGTTATTTATTCTGAGTTTTTCCCACACCAAGGAACTTTAAGAAGACGAATGGATAAGTTGGCAAATCGCCACCTTTCTGAGTTTAATCAACTTTTAAGTGAAGTTTCTCCTTTAGAGTTGAATATTTACAGCTCTAACTTAAATCGAGTTATTTTGAAATTTGATTACATGTAAGTTATCAATCATGGGTTTTCTCTCTCTTGCTAATTCACTCCAAATATGTTAAAATAAATTTACTTTGGCAAGGATTTTAAAGAGAAAGAGGTCTAACTGATATGGTGAGTTCGTTTCAACAATACGTTTCAAATAATCGCTTAGAATTAGTTCGTAGGTCTACTGTTTTAGAAGGATACATGCTTTCTAAGTTAGATACTGAAACTATTATAAACAAAGGAGTTGTGCAAAAACTTGGGTTTGTACAAATGAAAGAAGTAGTGAACTTAAATCGAGCTTGGGATTGGGTTTGTCAACCTCATACTTTCACCAAAACTATTTTAGAAGATTTACATGAAGTCATCTCTGATGAAGTAACTAACTACAGATATTTAGAAGGTTACTTTAGGTCTGAGACTTATGAGGTTAAAATTTCAGGTTCTTCTTATATTCCACCTTGTGTTAGTAGAAACGATGCTCTAAATGAATTTGGGTATCATCTTGAAAATTTACTTCATTTTCTCGGTTCTAATAATTCTACAGAGCAAAAAATAGATGAGTGCTTACAGTTTTATTTGTACTTAATGAAACGGCAATTTTTCCATGATTGTAATAAGAGGACTTCTTATCTATTTTTAAATTATTTATTTAATGCTTTCGATTTAGGTTGTATTATGTATTTACCTAAACTATCTGCAGAAGGTACTTATTTAAAACATTTAAAGAATTTTTATGAAAGTGAGGATATTCGTTATGTTAAACAGTTTGTCACTTACCTCAAAAAATACTATGTCAAACCTATATGTTAAAGACAATAAGGTCTACGATGATGCTTCACCTACTACATCTCTTGTGGAGGTTTCTCAATTAAGTTTACCTTCTCAAATTGCTTATTTTAGTGGGTTATCTTATGATTTGGTTATTTCATTCTTGTATAACAAACCTAGTTTTAATTTACCTTATGAAAGTTTGGCACTAAATTATTCTAAATTTAATTTAATTAAACAAGCCTTAACAACAGACTTGATAAAGCGACATTTCTCTTTCTTTAAAGAATGGTATATTCAAGTTTTTGGTAAAGGTTCTTGTTCTATTGAGACAAACCCTTTAGTTCAGTTTTCAACTAAAGGTAAACTAACCGTGAGTGATTACTATGGGGACTCACAACTTAAGTTTATGTAATTAGTAAAACCCTTGACATTCAAGGGTTTTTGTAGTATAATTTTACTATATTTAGAAAAAGAAAGATTTGGTTGTTATGTTTAAATTATTTAAAAGAAAAACCGAAGAGGAAAAGCAGTTAGCTTTTATTGATCAATATAAAGCTCCCTCTTACAACCTGGAGAAGTTGTGTGAAGTCATATCTTCAACACCAAGACCTTTTGAAATTTCGGAGTGGATTGAACATGACACTTGTTTAACAGGTTATAAACAAGTTAAAGGAAATATTTACCAAGAAGCTTACATAGCGGTATCCGAGGATGACTGTTTGTTTATCACAACTAATCGAAAGGGAACTAAAGCATATGCTCCTTTTACGATTATTTATAGTGTAGACTTCCCAAGAGAAGGTCAATTACGAAGATGTATGGCTCGGTTATCAAAGACTTATATGAGAGATTTACAACAAGTTCTTAAAGATAAAATTGACGTTGAAGTAGAGTTTCAAACTAACTATTTTAAAGAGTTCTTTTTGGTATTTAAGTGATTTTAATTAGAAAGAGAGTTTAGATTTAAAATGGATATAAATTATTGTAAATATTTAACAACTTTACCTTTGATGGTTCGTCCGTTGAGAGGTTATGGTTCTTGGAGAGGTATCTATTCGGAGCCCGCCTTGTTTTTTGATATGGATTCTGACTTTGTACCTATTTCAACATTAGCAGATGCCCTTGATGATTTAAGTTCTGGAAGACGTTTTGAGGGATATAAAGGTGGTCAGTATTGGTATGATGATAGTTCGCCTTTGCATTTTGAGAGTGGTTATAATTATTGTTCTGATAATCCCCTTTCAATCTATCTGTCACCAGATTCCGTTGCTTATTTAGGTGGTATGGGCTAAATTATGAGTTCTATTGAGTTAAAACAAGGCGACTGCTTAGAGCTTATGCAGGAAATGGAAGAGAGCAGTGTAGATTTAATTTTGTGTGATTTACCTTACGGTACCTCAGCTTGCAGTTGGGACTCTGTAATTCCTATGGATAAGTTATGGGAACAATACAATAGAGTTCTAAAACCTACGGGTACTGTTGTATTATTTGGTAGTGAACCCTTTTCAAGTGTAGTTCGTACAAGTAATTTAGCTATGTATAAGTATGATTGGAAGTGGGTAAAACCGAGAGGTGCTAACTTTTTAAATGTGAAATACCAACCAAGTAAGAACTATGAGGATATTATGGTTTTTAGTAACTGCGCTGCAAGTTACAGTAAAAAAGGAAATAATATGGAGTATAATCCTATTATGACTGAGGGTACTCCATACACAAGTAAATCAGGGAAACAGAAACAAGATAAGAATAACTCTACAGTTCGTTCTAAAATTGAGTCTGTAACAACAGTTAATACAGGTCAACGGTATCCTAAAGCCTTGATTGATTTCAAACCCGATAGCAAGAAGTTACATCCTACGCAGAAACCAGTAGCGTTATTGGAGTATTTAATAAAAACTTATACAAGTAAAGGTGCTTTGATTTTGGATAACTGTATGGGTTCAGGTTCGACTGGAGTTGCATGTAAGCGATTAGGGAGAGACTTTATTGGCATGGAGTTGAATGAGGATTACTTTAAACTTGCGAAAGAAAGGATTGAGGGTACGAGGGTTCCTTTGAGTGTTTTAGGCGATGGTTAGTGTAATTGAGTTACAACAAGGTGATTGCTTAGAGTTGATGAAGTCTCTTGAAGATAAGAGTGTAGACTTGATTTTATGTGATTTACCTTACGGGACAACAAGAAACAAGTGGGATAGCATTATTGACTTAGAGTTGTTGTGGGAACAATATAATCGTGTTATTAAAGACCGTGGGGCGATTTTGTTATTTGCTCAAACTCCGTTTGACAAGGTTCTAGGGGTATCGAACCTCGAAAATTTAAGATATGAGATTATTTGGCAAAAGACTGCTCCAACAGGTTTTCTAAATGCTAAGAAAATGCCTATGAAGGCGCATGAGAATATTTTGGTTTTCTACAAGAAGTTACCAACTTATAACCCTCAAATAACACAAGGTCATCCAAGGAAAGTTTCAAGTAAAAAGAGTCGTTCGGAGTCTGCAAAACGACATTCTGAGAAATCTTTAAAAGGAGAGTCTAATTATGGGGTATTTGCAAATGATATTGAGGGTTACGACTCAACTGAGCGGTATCCACTGAGTGTACAAGTTTTCGCTAAGGATCAACAGAAAGAAAACTATCATCCTACTCAAAAACCAGTTGCTTTGTTGGAGTGGTTAATTAAGACTTACTCTAATGAGGGGGATTTAGTTTTGGATAACTGTATGGGAAGTGGTTCTACGGGTGTTGCTTGTGTGAACTTGAATCGTAATTTTATTGGAATGGAATTAACTGAGCAGTACTTTGAGATAGCTAAGGAGAGGATTGAAAAGGTAGTAGTGGCAAAAGATGAACAAGAGACAGAAGAAAAAAGAGGGAGTCATTCTTCCCAAGAAGATTAAGGACTTAGTTCGTACCTACTCTGAGTTACACCAAAATCAAGATGAATTGGGTGGTACATTTTTGTATGTAGGTTTGGAGGATTTTGAAGATGTTGCTATGCCTAAGATGATTTGTACATTAACAGATAAGACTTCAAGTAAGGTTTATAGTGATTGTTCTGTTTTGTATGAATATGTGAACCGATTAGTAGGTGCTTTATTTACTGACTATTCTTGTGGTTTTATAGAGAATTGTAGAAACTACCGTATAGTTTCCAAGATTGATACAGTGGTTAACTTTGTAGAGCAAAACCCACCTTCGGTATCTTATTTTGTCTACCAAACAGGTTTTGACGATAACTACAACGGTACGGTTTACATTCCGTTGATGAATGGTAAATTTTTAGCCTATGACTTTAGTTGCTAGTGAAGAGGTATAGTTTGAGTGTATTAAGAGTAGTTTCTTTGTTTTCAGGAATTGGTGGTTTTGAAGAGGGTTTGCGTTTAGCAAATATTCCCCACAGAGTTGTCTTTGCTTCTGAGATTGATAAGTTTGCACAACAATCTTATGGTGCGAATTTTGATAGTAGTGTCTTAATTGGTGATATCACTAAAATTAGTGAGACAGAGATACCAGACCATGATTTGTTAGTTGGTGGCTTTCCTTGTCAAGCGTTTTCGATTGCAGGTCAACGAAAAGGGTTTGAGGATACTAGAGGTACGTTATTCTTTGATGTCTTGCGTATCTTGAAAGAAAAGCGACCAAATTACTTCCTTTTAGAGAATGTAAAGAACTTAGTCAGTCATGATAGTGGTAAGACTTTCAGAGTTATTTTAGATTCTTTAGCTGAATTAGATTATGTAATAGACTTTACGGTTTTGAACTCTAAGGACTTTGGTGTTCCCCAAAGTAGAGAAAGAACCTTTATCAGTGGTATCTATAGAAGTGAGAGTTCTTTGTATGAGGAAGATAAGTGGTCTTCTCGTATTAACAAGTTGAAAAAGGAGTTAAGTTCTGTTACATTAGCAAACTTAACAGAACCTCTGTTTCCAAGTTTTAATTTGTTTAATTCTTTAAAACCTAGTGATACTACATCTGTTTTGGAAGATATAGTGGAGCCTTTTGTAGACGATACGCATTATCAAATAACTAAACCAGAAGATAGGCTTTATTTAAAGGATTTTGAATTTGGTTTGACTTTACCTAGAACTAACTCGATTTTACGTTTAGGGTTGTTACCTAGGGAAGTACATAAAAACTTAGAGCAATATCGTAGAGTCCACTCAGTAAAAGGTTTAGCTCCTACGATTACTGCTCGGCAAGATTCTCCTCGAATTTTAGTGTCTGATGATTTAGGTTTAAGAGTTCGTAAATTGACTGAGGTCGAGTGTTTCCTAGCACAAGGGTATCCACTTGATTTCGTGGAAAACATTCAAGAGTGTGGTACAAGTAGAAATCAGATGTATAAGCAAGCAGGTAATTCGGTAAGTCCACCCGTTATTGCTGCTATTGTAAAAGCTTTAGTAAAGAGAGGGTAAGTTATGGTTTATGTAATTAGCTTAGAAAAACTGACAGATTTGCATTTGAATTTATGGTCTCATGATGTTTTATGTGGGGTATCTTCTGAGTCCTCAGTTCCTAAAGTTTTGTTTGATTTAACACTTGAACAATTTCCACAGGTTGTTGAACTCTGTGATTTAGATAAACTATTTTCTCGTTTAACCTATGCGTTTTTACATCGTGAAGACAATAGTTACTTCAAATATACGGTTGAAGTAGAGGGTAAATTTGAGGGAAACTTTTATGTAGAATTGATTCCAACATTAGGGTGATATGAGAAAGTAGGTGATGAGCCTACTTTTTATTTGACAAATTAGATTATTTTTGATATAATAAAGAAAATAAATTAGAAAAGGTAATGATTAAAATGAAACTAATAGAATTTACGTGAGTACCAACTTTGGTAATTGAAACCCCTCAAAACTTAGAAGGTTTGGTTCTTGATTTAGTTGGTAATAACAATATGGTACAACACCTTAAGTTCAACACGTTGAGTGAAGTTAGTGCTTACCACATTCAAAAATCACACTTAGAACGAGAGGATAAGGTTTATCTTTTCAATAAGGAAACATTGGAACTAGCTTACATTCCTAAACTTGGAGTAGAAGCCTTAACTATTCTACTCAGCACCAAGGGTATCCCAGTTCTCGAAACTCTCGAAGCAAACTCAGTTATTTAAAGGAGATTAAGAATGAAACTAGAAGAAATCAAACAGTACAAAGTAGGTTCAAAGGTTTTTGAAACAAAATACGAAGCAGAAGTTTACTTAAAAGAACAAGAAATAGAAGAGATTCGCCAAAAGGAATCTCAGGTAGACTTTCCATTAACTCCATTTAGTTATTACGAAAATGTTGTAACTGTGGATGACCGTGGAGGTCTTACAGTTAAAGCTCGTTGGTTTAGTTTAGATGATGCTATAGCTGCTATGGAGAACTATGCAGACTTTTGCAGAGAAAAGGGTACAGGTGCTATCTATAAAGTAACGGTATCTTTATCTAACAACACGTCTCGAGGTACTGTTTCAGTTCATAGAGAGAAAGTAGTGGAAAAGTAGGTAAAAATTAAATGAACAAACGAATTAAGCGAAAACACGCAACAAAAGAAAACAAAAACATGATGGATAGCACCTTGAAGTATTTAAAACACTTAGGTCTAACACCATTTAATATTGAATATCCCAACGGTTACTTTGTTTTTGAAAATAAAAACTCTTATGAAATGATGCACTTCCAACTCAAAGAAAACCCACAGTTTTTGTTTGGAGTATGGTATAAAGAGTTTAATCTTAAAAATCCAGATCGAGTAGTAAAATTACCCCTTATTTTTGGTGAGCGTTTGAGTGTTTTGGATAAATTCAAACCCTCAAGAGCAGAATGGTCTCCTTTATACAACAACTACCTCGATAAAGACTTAGAGTTTGAGTTATCTGATTATTGGTCTACTTTAAGCTTGCTTCCAAACTTTGTAAAAACACCTTGGAATTATATTCCGGGTGAGACAGAAGATAGTTTTAAAGAGCTTTCAGAATATGTGGAGCTGAATTCTAAGTACACTGATGAGGTTTTGCAAGAAGTCTATAAGAAAGTTGAAGTTAAGTTCAAAGAGTTGGGTATACCATTGGGTATCCTAGTTTCCGACCCGTTTTGGTCTCACAAGAATCTCTATTTGATTTTTGAAGATGGTATACCCTCAGATCGGATTTACAAAATTTTTGATGATTTATATAATTTTGTTCAATTTGAGTTAACGGATATAGTTGAAGAACTTTCACGCCAAGAACCTTACACAGAGTATGTTAGTATCTACAATTCAGCATTTAATTGGCACCAAGACTATTTTTGGTTGAGTGACAAAGATGTACTTGAAAAAGCTAAAACTATGTCATTCATGGAACTGAACAAACAATTTAAGAAGATGAACTTGAAAGGTTCCGACTTTATTCGATTTATTGGGGGTTAAGCTATGGAAAAGCGTTATGACAGTGAAGTCTTTCAGATTTTACACTATTTCAAAAATTACTTAGACACTAAGTCTAGGGTAGAACTACGAAAAGCCGAGGTCTGGGTATCTTTGATGAAGAAGTCGGTTGATGAACTTGAACTTTTCTCTGAGTTTTATGTACCAGACTTTTATCGTTCTATTTTGTGGGGATTTTTAAAAGAGCCACCTATTGAATTGACGGGAACCCAAGTATCTTTGATTGAGCGAATTCATGCAAAACGTAGAGTTTCTAATTATGATGACTATGTTTTGTTAGCAAATTTGTTGTCTGACCTTTATATACAGTTATCAAATAGTTAAAAGTTAGAGGACTACAAGTCCTCTTTTCATTTGACAAAATAATTTAATTTTGATATAATAGAGAAAATAGAAAAGAAGGTTGCGATATGGTAGATTACACAGTAAAACGTTACTCAAAGGAATTAAATTGGGCGATATACAATGTATTAGTAACGATAGATAATTTTGATAGAAACTATCCTTATTATGATGTGTCTAGGATGGTTTCGTCTTTAACAGAACTTGAAACTTTAGTTAATTCTATTGTTGTTTTCCCCGGTTTGGAGATTGAGTGGTCTGATTACCATGAAAACCTAGAAAAACTTATTTTATTTGATTCTAGGGTATCTTTAGAAAAACGTTTAAAGAGTTGGTATATTTTCAAGTATAAAGGTCAACGTACTTTAAAGTTTAAGAGAGATTTGGTAAATTATTTAGAAATTTTACGCTCTGTTGTAAATAGTTTTGTAGAGTGGAGTAATGGGGGATATAAGTGGTGAACACATTAGCAATAAAACAATCAGATATTCAAGAGCTTTTACACTATGCTCAACAAAATAAGGTAGATTTTTACATTGCAGGTTCTAAGAAGAACCCTTTAATAGCCTTTTTGGAGAAGTACGCAAATAACTTTACTTACAAGGTTTATAAAATTGGTGGTTTAGATTGCACTAAGAAATCAGATTTTAAATCTACTTTTTACAAAGGATTCTGCACATTTGAAGAGTTTCAAGCAGAACGTCAACGTTCTAGTTCTCCTAACTATGGTTTAACTGAGATTATAGATTTTGAGGACTATTCGTACCTAACAAGAGATGAAGTAGGTACTTTCCTTATTGAGTTCTACGACTTCGGTATCCAAAACTCCAACGAGTTTGCTGAGGTTTCAGTTGCAGATTTAGAAAGTTTAGTTGGTTTTGCAGAGAATAGTGGTACTCCTAATTACATAAAACATGAAGATGGTAGTTTCGCCTTAAATGTATTCTTCGCCTTTGTTTCTGCTTATACACCAAGGGAGTTGCATTTTTGTTCAGTAACTTCTACTGACAAGTCAACAGGGTTTGCTACTAAAGCTTTTTCTCTTATGTCTTTAGCTAAGTTTAAAGAACTTTGGTACAAGCTAGACCGAAAATATGAATGTGATTGTGATTGGGATTGCAACTGTGACTGTGAAGGTTACAAAGAGGGTTATGATTTGTTTCCTATTCGCAAAGTTAGAAAGTTAAAAGAAGGTCACACGTTTGAGTTTGAAACACCTACAACTTCAGATAAGTATACTCATCGGGTATCCTCACCCTCTGATTTGTCTTAACTCGCTCGTAAACCGTCCTAATTTGCTCCAGTTTCGTCTCAAATATCAAAGAGGTATAATTGCACCTCAAAGATTTAAAACTCGATACAGAGCAAATTAGAGCGTTTAAATTTGATTTGATTATTTTGGAGATTCTATGTTTTCACATTCATTTATTTCTATTGATGAGGTAGTAGAAGAGTCTAATTTATTTAGAATTTTAAAGAATTTTGGAGCTGATTTAGTTGATAGTTCTGCTAAATCTTTCTCTTTTGACACCTCTGGTTTTAGCACCTATGTAACCTCAAACAAGTACATCATTCGGTATCTAGGAGAAGAATTTGCCTTATCTTACTCTACTGTGGAAGAAAATGTAACTGAGAGTGGAGGATTAAGTTTGTCTAAAACCTATATTTGTGTATTGACTACTGAGACTTCACTTGATTTATTAGAAAAACTAGCTCAGTATTTCAATGTCTCTATTGAAACAGGTGACTTTCAGAGCCTAGACCTCTCGAATCGGTTTATCCGAAACTTATTATAATCTTGAGTCTTATATGTTAAACAAGCCTTGCGCTTGTTTTCTGTTTATGATAAACTAAACTTGTTGAAATGGAGGTTTTAACTTGGAAAATCTTGATTTAATAGATAAAATGCGCCTAATTCTAAAGCATGAGGTTTTGTACTTTTCGTTGGACAAACCAAGGCAAAAAGAAACGCTTGATGCTTTAAATTGGCTTGAGTCTGAGGAAAATTGTCAATTAGTTTTAAGTGGCTCTATTCATTTACCAAAGAGGGTTTGGTCTACTCGTACCTTTGCACAAGAATTAGGAGAAGAAGATGTTTTTACCTTATCAAACGTTGTCTTACACTAAGATTTTAGAGAAGTTAAATCAACTAAATTTAGAACTAGAACGTCAAGATAAATTTGCTAAAATTTTTGTCACAGGTGGCTCTGCGGTATCTTTACTTTCAGGTGGATATAGAGAAACTAGAGATATTGATTATATTGGTTCTTTACCTTTGACGGTTGAACAACTACAAACTTTTCAACTCTCTAATGATGTCGAAAAGATTTTCGTAGTTCCAGATATTTCTGAGGTTTCCTTTGATAAAGAGTTAAACTATTCAAACTTAACTGTTCTTGTCTTATCCTGGGAGGACTTAGCAATCATGAAGTTCTACTCCACAAGAGAAAAGGATTTACAAGATTTAAGTAACTTTATCCTACCGAATATTTATGACTTTTCTAGGTTGAAGACTCGTCTTGATTACTATAAAGCAAACTATATTTTCGATATAGACAATCCCGATTTGAATTTAAACCAATACATCACTATTCTTGGTGAGTTGAAACAATCGCATCATATCTTGGTTGTAGACTCAACTAAGACCTTAGAACAAGTCCTCAAAGCAAATCGTCTATACAGTAAGTTTTGTAGATTTGCTGAAACTTATGTTATTCCACTTAACCTTGAAGTTTGGCTCTCCACTTCGGTATCTTTCTGTATGTCTGACTACGGTTTTGCTGAGTTCTTCCAAGCAGCAACCTCTTATCAAATTCGTATTTAACTCAACCAAGAAAGTCATTTTTCCTTGACTTTCTTTTTATTTTTTGCTAAAATGAGGTTATAAAATTTTTCATAGAGGAAATATTACTTCATGTTAAAACAGAACAAGAAAAACCCTAGTATTTTAGGTCGAAACTGGCGCAAAGAATTGGATCAACAGTTCGCAAATTTACCTCGAAATGTAGAGCAAGAGAAAATAGAAATAGGTTGTTTAAGTGCTTGCTTTAAACATTTCGCTGATTTTGAAGTTAAGGTAGTGTTGTCCGCATTTGGATATCATTTGACTTTTGATGGTTATCGTTTTATACCAGAAGCTGAGGTTTCACTATTGCATACAGATAAAGATTTTTATTTGGAAATACAAACTTTTTTTAAAACTTTTGAATTTACTAATTCTGAGAGAGCTGAGTTGTGGTTACTAAGAAGAGCTGAAACTGCTTACTTTATGAAAGCGAAGTTAGTTGAAAACTATTTACTTTCCTTAGTTGTAATGATTCGAACTGCTAAATATAGAAGTGAGGTAGTTAACTAATGGCAAATAAACTAAGAGAAATGGGTTCCTTGTCTGCAGGAAAACGTGAAGAAAACATTTATAAGGTTTTTGCTTACTTGCACACAAGAGAGCAATTCCACCCAGTAGCTTTAAAGAGTAAGGTTTTAGTTTCAGATAGAACAATCTTATCTTATTTGAACCAAATTCAAGAGGCGCAACTTTTAAACGAGTCGTATCGAAAACGATTATTAGAATTGAAAGCAACTGAACAGTTCCGACAAGGTTCCAAAACGGATAAAGAGTTGTCTATTTTGGACCAGTTAGAAAATAAGTGGTTAGCTTTAGCAAGTTCTGTTGAGGGTATCTCAGAAGAGCGTAAGCGACAGTTAGAACAGTTTGTGTTTACACGTGAAACTGAATTAGAAACTTTGTGGCAGCGACTAGAATTTTCGATTTTATTCTTTGAGCTGATGAAAGGGTAAGTTAAATATGGAAGATAAATCAATTGAAACTATTCCTTTTGAAGATTCAGTCGTAATTGAAGAGCCAACGTATAGTTTAAGTTCTTTTTATTCTTTGTGTGAACGTGGGTCAATTACAGGGGTTTATATGGGTATTTGCCTTTTCTTGTGTATTTTACCTATTATATTACCTTATGTTCTCTATGGTTCTTATTTCAATTTATATTTAATCGGTTTAGGTCTACTTGCAATAGACACATTTTATTTAGCTAACAGTCGAAAATCTTCAGACAGTCATGTTAAATTTCAAACTTTTGTGACTTTAGTGGTGATGATTACATTAGTTGGTTGTGGGTTGAGAGCTTTTAATTTTGATAAGCACGTTCAAGTAGATTACTATAATAGAAGTGCTGAGTATCCTACTGATATTATGAAAAAAGACATAGAAGACCCTTTTATTGGAGATATGAAATCTTTCACTATTTCAGTAAAACCTACAAGTTTTAAATTTAAAGGTCCAGACTTTGGTGGTTTAGCGGGTGAACTTCGCAGTGGTTCTAACGAGTACCTTAAAGGTTCACTTGAAGACTTTAAACCCTTTACGGTATATTATGGTTCAGATGCTCAAGGTAAAGTAGGTGATATTAAAGGTAAACGCACAGTTTACGGTTGGTTTGGTTCAACTTCAACTGATTTTGTAATTGAGTTAGAGAGGTAAATAATATGAGTAAACAACTTATTGTTTCCTTTGATGTTTCGTCTATTTTGATAACGAGTGAGTCTTTAGCTAATTCTTTCTTACACGCATTTGATAAAGAACTTGAAATACCTCTTCCTAAACTAGAGAGTTTTAGAAGTGCTGAGATTGAAAAGACTTTAAATTGGTTAGAATTTCACTACTTGAATGACTTATTTTTAACTAAAGATGAGCTTTACTTCTTACGTTATGTGCATTTTAATTTATATAATCTTTATCAAAGTGGTGCACTAACTGAGGTTCATTTCCGAGTTTTACAGAATGATTTTACGAATGAGATTACAGTTAGAAAGTGAGAAAACATTGACACAAGAAACAGAACACTACAAGGCGATAAATTGGAATGCCATAGAAGACGTAGTCGATAAGGCGACTTGGGAGAAGTTGACAGAGCAATTCTGGTTAGACACTCGTATTCCTTTGTCTAATGATTTAGATGATTGGCGCAAGTTGTCTGAGAAGGAAAGAGATTTAGTAGGGAAAGTCTTTGGTGGGTTGACCTTGCTAGATACTTTGCAAGGAACTGATGGGGTATCCGCTATTCGCCCAGATGTTCGAACACCTCATGAAGATGCAGTTTTATCGAACGTGTCTTTTATGGAACAGGTGCACGCTAAATCCTACTCCTCAATCTTCTCTACATTGAACACCAAAACTGAGATTGAAGAAATCTTTGAGTGGACTGCAAACAACCCTTATTTGCAGAAAAAAGCAGAGATTATCAAAGAGGTTTATGACAATGGAACCCCACTTCAAAAGAAAGTAGCAAGTGTCTTCCTAGAGTCTTTCCTTTTCTACTCAGGTTTCTTTACTCCTTTGTGGTACTTAGGAAACAACAAACTTCCTAATGTAGCTGAGATTATTAAGCTCATTATTCGAGATGAATGTATGACAAAAGACCAAGAGGTGCTAACACCTAAAGGTTGGGTATCTGTAGCCGATATTCGCCCACAAGACTTGGTCTTGCAGTTTGATAAAGAAACTCGCAGAACGAATTTTGCACCTGTTTCTACGATTTCTACGGACTTCGCGCCTAAGATTTATCAGTTTAAGTCTAAACTTGGTTATGTTGATTTAAAATGTACACCTAATCACAGACTTATTCGTAAAGCCTTGACAAGTAATAAATTGATTACTCGTTCAGCGGATTTAACTTTAGGTAGCAGTTCTTATTGGTTACACCCTACTGAAATTTTACCTTCAAACTCTAAGGTTGAGCCTTTATCTAAGTGGGAAGAGTTTTATATTTGTCTATCTAAGTTTGGAACCGTAGTAGAGAGTGCTTTAAGTAAACATTTAGTATTGAGCAGTAGTAAACCAGAGGTTATTGCGAAGATGGAAGATTTGTTGGAGTCTTTGAATATAACTTACAAGGAATATTCTTATCCTGAAGGGAATGGTACTGTAATGCGTATTTCTAGGTTTAACCAATTTGGTATCGAAGAGGACAAATTGAAGTCTTTACCTAAACGTCCTTTGAATGAAGTAGACTCGAAATGGTGCTTACAATATTTAGAAACACTATTTGATTGGGTAGGTGCTAAATGTAGTGATAACTCTTATAGGTACTGTTCTATAAACAAAGAGAGTGTAGACTATGTACAAGCTTTGTGTAGTTTATTGGGGTATAAAACTCGTATTCGAGAGTTTGAAGACCGATCTCCTTTTAGTGCAGAGGGTCTTGTTAATTATTCTTTAACTATTCTACCAGAAGGTTCTACAAGCTATGGTGCTGTGGTAGCACGAACTGAGCTTGAAGGTGAGCAGATTTACGGTATCCAAGTTCCGTCAGGATATTTGGTAACTCGCAGTAAAAGTGGTTCTGTAGTTGTGACTGGAAACAGTGTTCACGGTACTTATATTGGTTATAAGTTCCAATTAGCCTTTAATGAGTTACCAGAAGAAGAACAAGAAGCGCTAAAAGAATGGATGTATGACTTACTTTACACTCTCTATGAGAACGAAGAGAAGTACACCGAAGAGTTATATGATGAAATTGGTTGGACTGATGAGGTTAAGACTTTCCTTCGCTACAATGCCAATAAGGCTCTTATGAACCTAGGACAAGATCCACTCT